AGCTCAAGCAACAAATGGAGCGTTGGTGCGAACTTAATGACCATGATTGGGATTGGTACAAAACTGCTGCTGATTGGAAGTTCTTGACTGTGGGCAAAATTGCTTGGGTCACTAACAACGGCGGTGAGCTCAGTGAAGAAACACAAGCTTGGTTCAACAAAGAAATCATTAAGATTAGAAAGGCTGTGGACTCTACGCCTTTCGAAGAAGACCTCACTGAGGAGCTGACTGCCAAACAACGAGCAGTGATTCAATACGTGAACCTGTACAGCAGAATTGATCAAATTTGGTATAACAATCGCAAGACCCCTGAAGTAATTCAGGAACAGGTCGACAAGCTGTTGCGCACATATAATCCCAGCGTCAACATGCTTAAGAAACTGTACAAGCACTATCACGAAGAGTACATGCTGGCAGTCAAGAGCATTAAAGAACCCAGCATTCACGACACCGTGATGCCTCTAATGGCAGTAAATAATCTTCTGGCAGCACGTACAGGCAATGCCAGTGCAGTGATCAATAGCAAAAAGATCCGAACTGCCAAGACTCAGAAGAAAGCCAATGCTGTTAAGAGCAAGAGCATTGACATGGAATGGGGGTTGGTCGGAGTAGACCCAGGTCTTGTGGTTGGAGCTCGTGGTGCAATTGCATTTAATGCCAAGACCAGAGTGCTTTGGATCTATAATGCAGCTACTGAGCAAGGGCTGGATCTTAGCACCAGCAATATCATTGGGTACGATCAAGCTCAAAGCTGGGGCAAGACAATTCGTAAGCCCAAAGAAATGTTGACCGAAACCAACATGAGCAGTGCCAAGCGGGCCGGCATTGTGTTCGGAGAATATGTAAAGGGCAAGCGACATGAACCCACCGGGCGCCTCAACAAGGACACGGTATTGATCAAGGTCTTTTAAGATGAGAAACATTGTACAATATCCAATTACTAGGGATGAAATTAGTAACATACTGGATGCACAAATTAAAAAGAATGACGGCATGGTTGGAAGTGTTGCTCCAGTTGTGCTTAGTGATATTAAACGTGCATTAGAAGACAACCCAGAATTATACAAACAAATATTCAGACACCAATTTGGATATGATTTAGATAAATAGATCATAAACAAAAAGGTTTGCCATGGCATATAAATTTACCAAAGAATATTTGATCAAACAATTAAACGATTTTACTTATAATGCCGGTAAGCCAGGGACCAAAGAATACAATAATTATGTAGACAATATTAATGACATTGATACGTTAAGATTATTGGTTACTGATCGTAAATTTCAATGGTTTCATTTCGGTGATCCATGGGGAGTATATCCTCCTCACCCTGCAATGCATTATCCAGGACGTGCACACAAATGGTGGCAACGTACCATGCTAAGTGGCATGGCAGCTTTGGCAAAATATTACGATGCAGAAGAACTAAAAGAATTTTTAAAAACTGCTAGGTTTAGACATGTAGAAGATAATGACCCAAACTACATGAAGATTGGTGGCATGTTATATTCTGCAAACGACGAATCATTTATTGAGCAAGATTGGGACCGTCCAGAAGTTCAACCAGAAAATATCTACCCAGATGGATCCACTCCATCTGAGGCAGAGGTTGAAAAATTACAAGAATCAACATTGCGCAAATTAATTCGTAATGGGTACAGCAAAAGACAAGCCCAACAAATTATCGAAATGGTTCTTAGTGAAAATGCAGGTCCAAAAGCAGCCTTAAAGATTGCAAAAAGAAGATAAAGAAGTTATAATCATTCAAATTGGTTAAGACTACCTCTAATGTGTTAGATAATTCTAATAACGCTGAAGCGACGAACGAGGCCTTAAACTATATACTGCCTCATCAGATACTTTTCCAGTAGCTGTACCCAAGGTTTTGAGTAAAAATTAAAATGACACCTAAAGAAAAAATATTAGATTTGGTTAAAAACAACCCCAAGCACTTTGGTATTTTGATTAAAAAAGATCCAACTCTATGGAATTGGGTACAAGAGAACTCTAAAATAACTGCTAACCAAGATTCCATCTCTGCTAAAATTTATAGTGCTATTAATGAAGTTTCAGATATTTGTGAAAGAGGCAATATCAAAAAATACACTCGTTGGTCTGAAGGATTTGCTAATTGTGGTCCGGCAGCTATATGCGAATGCACTAGAAATAGATTAACTCAAGCATGTACGTTAGCTCAAAAATCTAAAACACAAGAACAAAAAGAACTTACTGAAAATAAAAGATGCCAAACAATGATCAAAAAGTTTGGTGTTGCATATAGCTTTCAACGCCCAGAAGTTAAAGCTAAAATCAGTGCGCCAAAAATTGATCCAGCAATTTTTAATAAATTAATTGATAAAGATTGGATGTATCAGGAATATGTAGTCAATAAAAGATCTGCCGCAGATCTAGCTAATGAATTAGGTGTATATTATTCTACTGTATTAGATTATTGTAACCAACATGACTTTACTATTCGAAGAACTAGTGGATATTCTGTTGAAGAAAAACAAATCAGCAATTATTTAAGCGAGTTAGGAATACATCACGAAACCAGTGACTGGTCGGTTCTTAAGAAATTAGAACTTGATATTTTTGTTCCAAGTAAAAATTTTGCTATCGAAATGAATGGATTGCGATGGCATGCATTTAATCCAAACTTCAAAAATCCAGATGGCTTAAAAATCGAAGATAGCGAACGACATATACAAAAAACCAAATTTGCACAAGATCGAGGTGTGACTTTATTTCATGTCACTGATTGGGAGTGGAATAACAAACAAGATATTATCAAAGCTCAACTAAAAAGTAAACTTGGACTAAACAAAAAAATATACGCTAGAAATTGCAAACTTAAAGAAGTATCATCAAAAGATGCTAGAGAATTTTTAGACAAATTTCATCTCCAAGGATTCATAGGAAGCAAATTTTATATCGGATTATATTATGCCGACGAACTTGTAATGATATTATCTGCGGGAAAACATCGATTCGACAAAAAATTTAATGGTGTAGAAATACACAGGATATGTTCTAGATCAGACATAACAGTTGTCGGTGGAGGATCAAAGCTTGTATCTTATCTTAAAAAGAATATTAACGGCACAATCGAAACATATTGTGATATACAAAAATCCACTGGGGCAGGTTATCTAGCCATGGGATTTACTTTAAAAGATATATCTAAGCCAGGATATTTTTGGACCGATACTAAACATATCATTCCGAGATGGAAGGCATCTAGAACTGAACTAAAGAAATGGCTTATTAATTATGATCCAATGAAAGAAGAACACGAAAATATGTGGGACAACAAATATGCTCGTTATTATGATTGCGGTAATTATGTGTTTCGTATATAAGGAAAACCCTGGGATTTCTCCCAGGGTTTAAGTTATTTATTATTTTTAAATCTTTGATTTTTGTAATAAAATCACAAAAATTTTAAATTCGTAGTATTCACCCCAATACCAGCTAAGTAGTCAGCAGCATTACCTAGTGATGATGCTGTGTTGCTTAGTTCGATATAACCATATCTGGTCATAAAGGAAACTACTGGTTCGAAGGTTTGTGGGTCGATAACAACGCCTGAGCTTGTTAGTGGGACCCATGGGCAATAGTAGGCCGCGGCATCAATTTCCCCGGGCCCCTTATATCCAACCAATACTGCTGTGTTATCAGCGGCATATTGGTCAACATAAACGCGCATGCTGTTATTCAAAGTACCAACAAACTTGGTGTTGGTTGGAGCTTCAAATGTGCCTTCTGTTGTACGTGCGAAAGCTGAAGTAGTAGCACTCTGTAGAATGGTAAGAGCAGTTGGGGAAACCACAACCCAGTTACCAGCGCCACGGCGTGTACGTGCAGCGATCAAGTTAGCACCACGATTGATTAGAACTGCTAGAGCAGCATGCTCGTCACCAACGTATGTTGCTGTACCGCTTACTGCGCCTTGGTCGTATGTCAATGTAGTACCAGCTAGTGTACGCAAGCTGACCAAAATTTCCTGGTCAATTTCAGCAGTAATTTCTTGAGCCAATGCGGCCATGATTTCTGCTTCAATGTCGATACCTTGTTGAGCTTGTGCATCTTGCACAGCTTCAAAGGTCCAACGTGCGGACAACTTACGTGTTTTTGCTTCAACAGTTTCACGCAAGATTTGGATGTTCAAACGCTTACCAGCAGTACCTTCGAGAACGCTAACTGGTGCGGCCTTTGGAGTTGTGCTGTTGCCGTTACCTGAATAGTAACGAGCAATTTCGAATGGACTTAGAGCTTCTGCACCTGGAACAGTTGCAGTTGGTGTTCCGAATGCATCAGCATAACGAACACGCAATGTATGGATTTGACCAACTGGGCCGGTCATTGGCTGAACGCCGATGATTTCGTTGGCAATAACAGTTGGCATAACTCGACGGATAACAGGCAAAATCACTTTGTTAAGTGTTGCAATGTTACCAGCGCTGGTAGCACCGGCACTAGCAGATTCTGTTAGCATTCCGCCATTAGAAGCTTGCATGTGACGCTTTGTATTTTCTAGGACTACTTCCATGACCTTTTTACGATTGCCAGTCAAACCATCGCATAGTGCATTTTTGGTAGCGCCCCAATGTGTTTCGAAGAGGTTCTTACTCATCTTAATTCTCCCTAACTTGGTTGTTAACGCCTGCGAGGTGAAGAATTTGCGCAATGTCATGTTTGGCACTGCGATCTTCTTCTGTAGTAGACTCCACAAGCTTGATTGAACGATTGCCAGTAGCAACAGTTCGTGTTTGAACATTTTCGGTCAACTCGCGTGGACCTGCATTGTTCATTGCATTACCGTTAACCACGGCTGGCAAATAGCGATTGAATGCTTCTTTGAGATTAGCAGTTTTAACACCTGCTAGCATTTCAACCATTATTGTTTTCTTTTCTCTATTCAAAGGACCAGTTAATTCGTTTAGTACTTCTAAACGCTGAGCACGGTCAGTTGCCTGCTGTGCTGTTTTTTTAACTGACTCTGTTAGAGCTTGCTGTTGTTTAACTGCTTGATCCTTCTTTGCGATGATCTTGCGGCTTTCAGCAAGTTGACGTTGTAACTTCTTAACTTCACTTCCTTCGCTGAGGTAGCTAGCCATATATTCACTAGCAACTGCTTCGAAGATTCTACGACCAAAGTTGTTCTCACGAGCAACTTTGATATCTTGACGCCATTGCATGAGCTCTGAACGAATCACTTCATTCAAAGTCTTATCCAACATGGTTGTTGCACGAGCAACGAACTTGTCACGACTCTCTTGAATTTTCTTACGACCCTGTGTGGCCAATTTGACGCGTTGTTCAACAAGTGAACGTTTGTCAGTTTGGAACTCAGTAAGTTCTTCACTAAGTTGTTTTAGAACAAATGTTTCCAGCTTACTAACTCGCTCGCTTACGGCTGACTTAGTGCTGTTTTCCAACATTTGAATTTTGCGTGTCATTTGCTTTCTCTCTGCAATCAATTGTTTACGATCAATTGCAAATTCTGAAATTTCTTCTTCTAGTTGTTGAGTTATAAATTTGTTTAGAATTGCCATATGCTTACGCATCTTTTGTTCATAAACTTTTTTAGCTTCAAGAGTTGATCTTGAAAGTTTAACTCTCTGTTGATTTAATGATTGTCTATCTTGGTTGAATTCACGCAATTCAGTGGCGATAGCATCGCTCAACATATTGTCCATTGCTTCAACTAATACTGCTTTGTCATGTGCATAACGAGCGGCGTAGTCTTCTTGCAATTTGGTTTCTGCTAGTTTAATTTTAGTATCAAATGCTTCTTGTAGAGCAGTCTTGACCTCTTGGCCAAGAACTTCGCTTTCAAGAAGTTCTGTTAATGCATCTTTCATCGGATATTACTCCCTTTTGTAAAGTTCAAATCATTAACATAGCTCAACAAGATCTTTTTTAGGTGTCTTTGTGCAGATTCATCGTATCTTGCACACTGAGCTAAGTCGTGTACCTGATTACCGTATTTACGGCCCATCATCGCTTCATACACAGGTACTGGGTATGCATTGGGTGCTGATGGGTTAGCTACTATATCAACTGTCAACATATCGAAATCGCTGACGTCTCCGTTTTCGTCCACATTGCCTGAGCCACGAGAACTAACTCCCAACTTGACACCACTTTCCAACAATGTTTTGACAATGATACCGGTTGGTGTTGGTAAGATTTGAAGTTTACCATAACCATTAGATCCGTCCATCCACATTTTAGTAATTTTATGACTCACTCTATCCAAGTGAATTTGTAGTTCTTGCGGGTGATCGCACTCTCCAAGAACGCCATTATTTTTTTCAATGTTTGAGTTGATATTTTCAACAGCTTTTCTAATTTCGCTTACGGGATAAACTCGACCATTATGATTTCTCTGACCACCTTGAATGAATATGCCTTGCATATACATTTTTTTCTCAGTGCTGTTTTCTTCAGATTCCGTAATCACACTGGCTTGAGCAACATCAAAAGTTTCGTGCTCAACTAACAGGCTATTACGTTTAATCATGTTGCTCCTTAATATAACCATACTCAAAAAGTATCGTTGATATTTATGAACAATATAAAAAAACACCTTTAAAGGCGTGAAAAACTGAGGTTTTTATTATTTAATGGTTTTAACAACCTGTTAAACATATGTT